GAGGGTCTCGAGGGAGGCCACCGCCGTGCCCTGCTCGTAGGGCAGGTAGCATTCGGCGGAGAGCAGCATCTCGTCCCAGGCGCCGTCCTGCCGGTGCAGCGCGCCGCTCCGGCCCGGCACTACGATGGTCTCGTCCCGCTTTGCGGGGATCACGGCGGGCGGCAGCTTCGTCACCACCACGCCCAGGGCGTCGGAGGATACGCCCCGCCAGGTAAAGCCCATGGCGCCCCTTACCTCGCCCCCCGTCCGTCCTGCAACTCCTGCGCGATCTTCTGCGTGCGCCGCTCGAGGTCCCGGATGTCGTTGTCGCTTCGCACCACCGCGCCGGGGAAGGTGACGGTGACGGGCGCGCCGTAGTGGTTATTGTTGACCACGCTGCTGGATGGGTAGCTGGCTCCGGCGCCGGTGAGGCTTCGCGAAGTGAACGCGCCGGCGCTCACCAGCCTTTGCATGGACGCCCGGGCGCCGCCGGCGCCCGCGTCCACGCCCTGGATGAAGCCGTCCGCCGCGAACCGTCCGATCCGGGCGCACACCCTGGACGGGGACGCGATGCCCAGTTCGGCGCGGGCCGCCTGGACGGCGCTTCGCGCCAGCGATCGGAAGGCCGCCACCAGCGCGCCCCGCCGCCCGGCAGCGCCCCGGATCAGTCCGTTCACCGCGGCGCGGCCCACGGCGCTCATGCCGCTCATTGCGTCCGCCGCGCCCTGGGCGCCCTCTTTCGCGGCGCGCCGCAGGGTGCCCATGGCGGCGGAGAGCCGCCGGACATCCCCGGACGCGGCCACGGCGCTTCCGCTCAGCGACCGCGCGGCGCGGACCGCGTCGTCCATGCCGCGCATGTAGCCCTCGGCATTGAGTTCAAGGCTGGCCACGACCTTTCCGGCGTCCAGCATGGGATGCGCCTCCCTTCATGGCGTCGATCAGTTTTCGGTTGTCGGCCGCCCGGGGCGGGCGGAGGGGCTGCCCGGCTTCGATCCGGGCGATGTACTCGCACAGCGCCTCGTCCAGGCAGTAGGCTTCGTAGGGATCCTCAAGGCCGATCATCCGGGACGGCCTCGCGCGGTACGTCCGCGCCATGGCCGCCAGGTTTGCCGCCGATTCCGTCACGAAATCGGCGGAGCCCCTCGACCCCCTTGAGCGCAAAGGCGTAGATGGCCAGGTACTGTTCGTCGGTCAGCATGAGGCCCGCCTCGTTCAGTTCGTCCATCGTGGGGGAGACCAGCGCGCAGCGGGCAATTTCGTAAAGCGCCTTTGCCTGCTGTTCGGGCGGCATCCGGACGGCCTTCTCCGAAGGAAAGAACATCTCCTCCACCGCGGACATCAGCGGATTGGGAACAAAGCCCGCGGCGGCGGCCATGCTGACGAGTCCCGGTCGCCGGAGCGCGCATTCAAAGTCGTCTCCGCCGCCCCATCCGGGCAGCGCCACCCGCTGCGAGGCGTAGGCGCGGGCGGTTTCCTGAAGATCGGTCATGCGGCATTCCTCCTTGCAAATGCCCGCGCCGCCGGCGCGGCGCGGGCGCGGATCATTCGTCGGTGGCGGGCAGCGCGGCGATGCGCCGCAGGGTCAGCGGGGGCGTTCCCGCGCCGGGGCGGGATTCGATCTTGTAGCGGATCGTGGAAAACTCGCCGTCCTTGAGCGCGATTTCGGCGGGCTTGCCCCTGCAGGCGGGGAATTTCCACTCGTGGAAGGCCACCGCCTCGCCGTCGGTGTCCCGGTCGGCGGAATAGGCGAAAAGGTCAAAGCGCACGCGGCTCACCGGGGCGCCGGCGGCGGGCGCGTCGTAGCGCTCGCCCGCCTCGCCGGGGGTGCCGGTCAGGCTTCCGCCGTCCACCAGCGCCAGGATCTGGGTATTGAGCGCCGGGTCGTCCAGCTCGATGTCGTACCCCTTCACAATGTCCTCGGTGCGCAGCGCGCCCACGATGGCGTTTTTGACCCGCAGCTCCTGCTCGGTCCCCGCCGACACGCTGGCGGCAAAGGACAGGCTCGTGGCGGTCTCGAATGCGTACGTGCGCGGCGCGCTCTCCAGGGTGACCACGCGCACGCGCTCGCAGCCCACGATGTTGCCGCCGGCGATTCTCGTCTCGGCCATGGTATCCTCCTCACATGGCGCAAAGCGCCGTAAATTCCAGCGACTGGGTATGGGCGCGGAAGCCCTCGTCGATGCCCTCGGGCCCGGCGGCGCCGCGGGGCGCGAGGCCCCGGGCCCGGAGCGCGCCGGATGCGGCGGAGAGCATCGGCGCCAGAACCTGCTGCTGTCCCAGCGGCGCAAAGGCCGCCACGCCCACGGCGCGAAGGGCCTGCCCCTTTTGGAGGGGCGTCCACCCCGCGTCGTAGACCACCAGGTATGCCGCCTTGCAGGGCCCGGCGGCCTCGCCGGGCCGGTAGACGCTCAGGCCCGCGTTTTGCAGGGCCTGACGCGCGCGTTCCAAGGGGCTCATGCGCCTTCCCCCTTTGCAATCCTCAGAAATTCCGGCGTAAAGGCGCGGGCGGTGGGCCACAAAACCGCGTAGCGCCCGCCGTATCCGGTTTCCAGCGCGGCGGAATAGGGCGCGCCGCCGGTCAGGCGGATGACGATTCTGGCCCCGTTCCGCCCGGCATCGGCGCCGATTGAGCGCGCGGCGAGCCCGGTACGGCTGCGCCAGGGGTGATTCTCCCGGGCATGGCGCGCCATCCGCCCGGCGAGGGCGCGCCCGGCGGAGAGCGCCGCGGCGAGGCGGCGCTCTCCCTCGGAGGAGAGGGGGCGCGTCAGCGCGCCCGCATCAAGGATCAGTCCGCTCATGGCATCTCCTCCAGTCGGTAGGTGTGGTACGCGCCGCGGTCGGCGACGCTCAGAATGCGCAGTCGCCCGTCCGCGAGGCGCAATTCGTCTCCGGGCCGCGCCTGGGGCAGCTCGTCGGGGTACAGCGCCATCAGGTATCGTCCGTCGGGCTGGTCAAACCGCTGTCCGGGCAGCGCGACGGAGAACACGCCGCCCTGCTTTTCGTAGTAGAATCCGCCCACCGCGCCCACCGCCGCGCCCTCCGGCGGGCGGCATACGGCGCCGTCCAGGCGCGTCCGTCTCATCGTGGCGCGGCGCAGCCGCAGCCGCAGGATGCGGTCGTAGGCATCCATGGCTTTACCTCCCTTCGCGGGGGATGGCGCCGCCCCGGTTGGGGCGGAAGGCGGCGGCCAGGCCCAGCCAGTAGTCGCGGTTGGAGGGCAAGCTGGTCCCGTCGGGCAGCGTGGCCCCGTCCGCGCGGGCCTTGGCCAGGGCGCCCAGGTAGATCGCGCCGCCGGGATCGCCGCCGGCCTGGGCGTAAAACGCCTCCAGCTGCGCGTCGGTCAGGGCCCGAAGCTCGCCCGCCTCGTCGAGCACGCTGCGGATCAGGTCCATCTGCTCCTCAAGGGTCATGCTCATGCGCCGACCACAACCGTCACGCTGGCCGACGCGGCCACGGCCCGGCCGGCGGCGTCGGTGGCGGCCACCACCAGCTTGTGCCCGGCGGTGGCGCTCACTTCGGCCTCGCCGTCCTCCGGCGCCAGAAGGCTCCAGGCGGAGAGATCGTCGCCCAGCGCGGGGGCGGCCTGGCTGGCGCCCACCTTGAAGCGCAGCGCGCCGATGGGGGTGCCATCCTCGTACAGGTGGCCGGACACGCTGACGGCGGTCTTGCCCGCGCCGCCTGCCGCCACGGAGAGGGAAATCGCCGCAAGGCCCGTGCGCAGGGCGCAGATGGCGTCCTTTTTCTGGGAAAGCACGAAAGCGTCGTAGTACACGCGGCCCTCGCACAGGGTGCCGTTGATGCCCGGCGGGTTGTCGTGCAGCTTGTACTCGGCCAGCTTCTGGGGGGCGGTGGTGGCCTTGGGGTGGGTCAGCAGCAGTTCGACGCCCTCGGGCAGGTAGCGCTCGGGCACGGCCACGATGGGGGTCATGTCCGCCTCGCCCACCTGGCCGCGGATGCGGGTGGAGGGGTCGATCTTCGCGGCGGTGGTAAAGTTGGGGTCCAGCTGCAGCCTGACGCGCATGGCGTGGCTGATGAACAGCACGCGGCCCTCGCGGGGCACGCCCGCCTCGTCCAGGCGGCGGTTGGCCTCCAGGATGCGCTCGTAGGGCTTGACTTCGCCCTCGTAGCCGCCCAGATCCACATGCCCGGCAAAGGCGGTCATGCGGCTCAGGCGATAGCGGTCGATTTCGGGGATGATCACCTCGTCCTGCTGGCGCCTGAGGGCCAGCCCGGCGTTCAGGCTGCCGCCGGCCTCGTCGTCCGAGGCCCGGTCGACGGTGAAGGTAAACGCGCGGTCGCGGGCCATGGTCATCTCCTGGGTGGTATTGTCCAGCTCGGCGGGGGCGCCGTAGCGGCTCGCGCCGGTGCGCTGGTAGTCGCGCATCTGGGCGGTGGCGGTGGAAAAGACCTTGACCGTCTGCGCGCCGACAAAGTCGTAGTCGTGGTTGACGGCGGCCTCGGTCAGGGACTGGGCGGAAAAGCGCTCGTCGATGATGTCCGAATACTTGGTGACCAGATTCTGCGCCTTTGGGTACGCGGCCTAATCGGTTGTTGGGTTCGGGGTCATTCGCCATTGAATCCCCGGGCAAAGGCATCGCGGCGGAGCCTCGGAGGGGAAGCCGGGGCGCCGGTACCCGCGCCGGAGATGAGTTCGGGCACCTCGCCCAGCACGGCCCGGACGGCCTGGGCCACCTTCTGGCGCATCGTCTCGTCCTCCGGGTCAATGCCCTCGAGCCCGGCGAGCCGGGCCACATGGTCCAGCCGGGCCTCCTTCACGCCCATGAGGGCGGCGGCGCAGCGCGCCTCGGCGCCGAGGAGCATCGCGACAAGGCGCGCTCTGGCGCCCTCGTCCTCCGTGCGCGCCTCCACCGGGGCCTCGGCCTCGGGCTGCGCCTCGTCCTCCGTCAAAATCCGTTCCTGTTCGTCCATGCCTGTTTCTCCTTTCTTCCGAGTTCACTCCATCGCGCCAGGGGCGCGCTTCTCGGCATCAATCTGCCGCATCTCGGCGGATGCGTCGGCGTCGGGCTGCCACTTGCGGATGCGCCGTAGACGCCGGCCATTTCGACGAGCCGCCGGGCCATCCACTTCAGCGCGGCGTCCCACTCGGCCCATTTCTCCTCGCAGCGGCAGGTGAGCCCCCAATAGGCGGCGCGCATGGCCTTGCCGCTGGCGGCGAAGCCGCGCAGCAGCTCGACGGACGCCTCCGGCACCGACATCAGGTCAAACATGTCGCCGCGCAGGCGGCGCACGGCGTGTTCGTAGCGCTGGTCGTAGCCGAATTTGGGCTCGAGGACGCTGGCGGACGCCTGCCCGTTTTGGCCCCGGGCGGGGTCGGTGGCCAGGTCGATCAGCGCGCCGGGCGCGATCACCACGTGCTCGACCGACGCCTGGGAGGCGTCCACCAGCACCTTCTGGGGAAACATGTTGAACTTCAGCGCGTCGATGTCGTCGCGGATGAGCTGGCCGTAGGCGCGCTGGATGGGGGCCAGCTCGCGCACGTCGCTTTCGCCGGCGGGGTCGCCGGTCAGGCCGTCGTTGACGATCACATGGGCGGGGATAAAGGTCAGGCCCGTGTCCTCGCCCGTATGCCGGAGTTCGACCAGCCGTCCGTATCCGTCGTACACGCCCTCGTCCAGGAGGCACCGCCCGTCCTCCAGCCACAGCTTTTTGCGGTAGATGCGCTGGCGGGCGCGCTCGAAGCGGTCGTTGAGCCCGTAAAAGAAGATGATCTTGGCCACGTCGCCCGCCTCGTCCTGCTCGAACACGAATTCGGTGGACGGGACGAACCGGACGGCGAGCGGCCGGCCGGGCGCGCCGTCCAGGCACAGCGCGACGCGCTTTCCGATCAGGCAGTCGCGCACGCCGTGGATCAGCCGCTTCTGCCAGCGGTTTTCGGCGAGGGTGCGGCCGAGAAACCGCTCGATCCGGGCGGCGGCCTCGCCGTCGTCCCCGTCGGAGAGGATCCGGATCTCGGGGGCGCGCCCGGCCATGAAGCGGCTTTCCTCCTTGATCAGCTTCTTGATCAGGTTGGCGGCGGGCCGGGGGCCCTCGCCGTCCTCCGGCGCGCCGTCGTAGAGCGCGTACAGGTGGTTGATCTCGCCCAGCTCGCGCAGCACCTCGCCGCCGTACAGCGCGCCCAGTTCCGCGCGAATCCATTCCGCGTTGGTCATCGATAGCCCCTCCCGCTGAAAAAGTGGTCGCGGCCCTGAAGGCCGCCCTGCATCCATTCGGCCAGGCCCGTGGTGGCGTCGGGCGCGTCGTCGTGGCGGTTGCGCCCTTTGCGCAGGTACCGGGTCATGGCGCCGTGGTACTCGGGAAAGCGCCGCGCCCAGTCCCTGGGAAACAGCACGCGGTTCATCACGAAGGGCGCGTTGACCGCAATGCGCGCGGCCTTGTTCTGCCGCTGGGTACGGGGCACGATCCGGGTGTCCCGCCAGCCGTGGCGGCTGAAGAGCAGCGCCTCCACATTCCGGGCAAAGCCCCTGCCGCCGCCGTTGCTCTCAATCCAGGCCTCGTTCACGGCGTGCCGCCGCAGCGCGTCGGCCACCAGGGGTTCGGTATATTCCATGCCACGGTCGGTGTACACCACGTCCAGCACCCACAGCCGCCCTTCAAAGGCGCCGGCCACCACGGCGCACAGGTAGTCGCATCCGGTGTCGGCGGTGTCCACGTAACACACCACCCTTTCAAAGTCCGGCTGGCCGTCCGGCCGGCGGGGCACATCCTCGTAGGTGGAAAAGTGGTCGTACAGGCGCCCGGTGGCGTCGATGGGCCGCTGCTGGTAGTTGGCCATGGCGATCTCCTCGCTGGTGGTCCGGAGGATCTTCTGCCACCGGCCCCAGCTGAGCAGCTCCGGGCACAGCATTTCGCGGCGCGCCTCGTCCAGGCAGGCGGGCATTTGCACCACGCGCCAGGCACCGGGATCGCGTCCCGCCAGCCGCCCGGCCAGATCGCCCGCGGCCCACCGGGTCATCACCACGATCTGGATCGCCCCCTCCTCGAGCCGGGAGAAGAAGGTGTCGTTGTACCAGGCGAACTGGGCGTCGAGGGCGGCCTCGTTCATGGCTTCCAGGTGGTTTTTGACCGGATCGTCGATGATGCCGATGGAGCAGCCCACGCCGGTGATGGTTCCGCCGAACCCGGCGGCCAGAAAGCTCATGGGCTGGCCCTCGAGGGCCCATAAGGTGGCGGCGGCGTCGCCCTTTTGCAATGTCACGCCGGGGAACACGTCGGAAAAGACGGTCTGCGCGCCCCCGGTCCGGGTGGCTGCAATGCCGTTTCGCACCATGCGGGAAAACCGCGCCGCCAGGGTTTCGTTGTAGCTGACGGCGATGATCCGCTCGGCGGGGTTCCGCCCCAGCGCCCACTGGCAAAACAGCGACAGCGTGTAGCTCTTGCCCATCCGGGGCGGCATGTTGACGATCAGTCCCCGGCGGGGGGCGGCGCCCTCCGCCTCCGGCGCGCGCTCGTAGAGCGCCTGGAGCGCCCCGGCCAGCTCGCGCAGGTGCGGCCGGTCGTCCCGAAAGAAGCGGGGGTTTGCGGCGCGGCAGTAGGCCCAGAAGCTGGTCCGCGCCTTGGGCGCGCCGCCGCCCAGGATCTCGCGCAAAACGCCCGTCCGTCCGTTCAAGGCGCTTCCCCTCCGTTTCCGCCCGGCTCCGCGGTCAGCGCCTCGATCTCGGCCCACAGATCGGGTCTTGATCGCAGCGCCGCCCGGAGCTCGGCCACCACCTCGGCCCGGATGGCATCCCTCCGCCTTCGGTCGCCGGAGAGCTTCTCGATCTGCAGGGCGGCCTGCGCGGCCTGAATCAGCCCGGTCACGGCCTTTTCGGCGGGCAGGTCGTCCGGCGCGTCCCCGCCCTCGAGGCGGCTGAGAAGCCTTGTCATCAGCATTGAAAGCGCCGTTCCCGCCATGTCAAAGCCCGGATGGTTCCTGGTCCAGCGGTCAAGCGCGTTCAGCTGTTTGATCACGGCCTTTTCGCGCCGCGCGTCGTCGGCCTGGGCGGCGGCGTACCGGCCGACGGCCCCCGCGCCGATGGAAAACCCCTCCGCCGCCAGCGCCTCGGCGATGCGCCCGTAGCGCAGCGTCTCGTCCGAGAGCATCCGGTCCAGGGCCTCGCGGGCCCCGTCGGGCAGGTCCTTGGCGCGCAGGCGGCGCGGCCCCGGCGCGGCGGCCCGGGCGCTAGGCGCGGCGGCCATCGCCGAAGAGCACGCCGGGGTCGTCAATGTCGCCCTCGGCCAGGTTGCACCCGGCGGCGGTCAACCGCACGAGGGCGCTGCGCAGCGGCGTCAGTTCCGGCTCGGCCCCCTCCTTGTAGGCGATGGTCACAAAGCCCTTGCCCGGGTCGGCCAGATAGAAAAGCT